TCAATTGGCATTTGGGCCATTAAGCGAAGCGGCAACCACTTGTCGGCTGGCCCACGGGCTGGGTTTTTGAACAGGCTCAATGTTGCCGAACGCAACGACGCGTGGTTTGCGCACATCGTCGAAGGCGGAAACCAGTTTGGAATGAATTTGCAGACGCGCAACACGGGTGTGATTGAGCGCAGTATTAAAGCCACCGAGCAGAGTGTGAGCAAGACGTACGCGCAACAACTCAAGTTGAACTTTCCAAGGTACATGAAATGAAGGTGGGCCTTGCGTTATATCAGCTGCTTGACGACGCCGCGTTGGTTGAAGGTCGGATCTATCCCGAGCAAGCACCCGACGGCGCCGAAACGCCCTACATCGTCTACACGGTCACCAGCAACAGGCCCGTGGACGACAAACGCCGCACACCTGTTGATGAAGCAAACGTGGATGTGGTCACCGTGCATTCCACGTACGGCACCTGCATGTCGCTTGCCGATAATGTGCGCGCAACGTTGGACCGCAAAAGTGCAGAAGTAACCGACGCAATTGCGGGAAACATTGATGTTCAGTCAATCAGATACACCAACGAAACTACCGAAATTAGCAGTGACCGCAAATTGTATGCGGCCATTCAGGAATACACAATACGCATCACACGATGATTGAAAACTGGTTTTTGAATAACTGGGGCGAACTCATTTTGGGATTCATGGCATTTGTAAAAATTGTCGTGAACATCACCCCAACCGAAACCGATAACAAGGTGTTCGGTTACCTCGATTTGTTGATTAACGCGATTGTTGGCGATCGCAGAAAAAAGAAGAACTAACATGGCACAAACAACTGGCATCCTTAACGGATCACAACTGACAGTGATGTTTGGCGACGCGGGCACCTCGCCCACCTACGTGGTCGTCGATAACGTCACCGATTTGAGCGTTTCAATTTCAACTGACACGCGCGACACGACCACCAAGAACAACGCGGGTTACCGTGCGCTTTTGCCTGGTCTTAAGTCCCTCAGCGTCAATTTCACCGCGCTGTACGCAACCGACGCAACGCAAGGTTTCAATGAGCTGATGACGGCCTACAACAACGGCACGAAGCAAGCCGTTAAGGTGACGTCTTACGACTTTGACGCCACGCCGTCAGCCACGGAAAACACGGGCGACGACCGTTTGGTGTTTGACGCGTACGTGACCAGCCTTGAACTCAGCGCAGGAACGGAAGACAACGCTTCCTTCACTTGCACGATGGAATGCGTTTCTGCGATTACGTACGAAACAATTCCCGTATGACGATAACGCTTGACGGCAAAACGTTTCCCGTTCGCGCCACGATGCGCGCCTGGAAGAACTTTGAAGATGCAACGGGGGTGAAGGTGTCGCAAATCGAAAGCGATGACGTCACCAAAATTCCCACGTTGGTTTTCTACTTTGTGCAGGAAGGTTGCGCGAAGCAGGGCATGAAGTTCGACATGGCGCTGGACGATTTTTTGAGCCTGATTGAAATTTCAGATCTCGAAACGTTGTCCAAGGTTGTCGAGGCGTCGATGTCACCAAAGAGCGAAAAAAAAACGACGGAACAAGTGAGTTCAGTTGGGATGAAATAGAACGAACTGGACTTGGCATGTTGGGCCTTGTGCCCGACGAGCTGTACGAATTCACATTTCGTCAATTTGGCAATGCGGTTGCAGGACGGTGGGAAACGTTCGAACATGAACAACGCGTTTCATGGGAACGCACCAGATGGCAAACCGCATTGTTGTTGAATGCACATACCAAGAAAGGGCAACAGCTAAAACCGCGAGATTTGGGCGCGTTCCCCTGGGAAAAAGAAACGAAAAAAGGAATCAGCGCAGGTTGGGCGCAATTGAAAGCATTGGCAAATGGCAAGGTTAGGTGATCTGATAGTAAACATTGGCGCGAACACCCGCAACTTGAACACGAAGTTGGGGGATGTGCAAAAGCGCATGCGCGGCACGTTCAACAACATTCAGAAAATGGGCGTTGGTATGTCCGCCGCCGTCACCGCACCGCTGGCCGCCATCGCCGCACGGTCGTTTGGCGTCGCCGCCGACTTTGAACAAAGCATGGCCAAGGTGGCCGCCGTAAGCGGGGCCACAGGCAAGCAGTTTCAAATGTTGGAACAGGATGCAATGCGCCTTGGATCTGCAACCCGATTCACGGCCACGGAAGTAAGCGGCCTACAATTGGAATTTGCCAAGCTCGGTTTTACGTCGGACGAAATCACCAAGGTGACCGAATCCACGTTGGCCCTGGCACAAGCAAGCGGAAGCGACCTTGCGCGTTCAGCTGAGGTGGCGGGCGCCACGTTGCGCGGGTTTGGATTGGACGCTGAAGAAACATCGCGCGTTACCGACGTCATGGCCGCATCATTTAGCGGGACGGCGTTGGACATGGAAAGTTTTGCCGAGTCCATGAAATACGTTGCACCAGTGGCCAAGGCCGCGGGTTTGAGTATTGAGGAAACTACCGCAATGCTTGGCACGCTGGCAAACGCTGGTATCAAAGGCAGTTCGGCAGGCACGGCGTTGCGTCGCATCATTTCGGAATTAGGCGCAACAGGTGGGGACGTGGCGGGCGCGATTAGCAACCTGGCAACGCAGGGGCTAAACCTTGCAGACGCCAAAGACGAGGTTGGGCGCTCGGCACAATCGGCGTTGCTCGTTTTGAGCAAGGGCACGGCCACCACCGCCGAACTCGGGGAAGCATTCCGTAACGCTCAGGGCAAGGCAAAGCAAATGGCGGGTGTCATGGACGACACCAGCCGCGGTGCGTTGGCGCGTATGCAATCGGCCATTGAAGGCGCGCAAATTAGCATGGGCAAGGTGCTTGCGCCGATTGTCGAGAAGTTGGCGGGATTTGTGAGCACCCTTGCAAGCAAGTTCCAACAGCTCAGCCCGCAGGTTAAGAAGACGCTTGTAGTTATTGCGGGCATCGCCGCCGCAATCGGCCCTGCAATGGTTCTCGTTTCATCCATGGCCACAGTGCTTCCAGTGCTTGGAACGGCCATCGGCGCGGCATTCACCGCGGCATCAGGTCCAATTGGCTTGACAGTTCTTGCCGTGGGTGCTTTGGCAAGCGCCGTGCTGTACTTCTGGGACGACATTAAAGGCCCGTTGACAAACGTAATTAACTACTTCATTAGGCTCTACAACGAAAGCGAATTTTTGCGGATTGCTATTGCCGCATTGCAAGAAATGTTTGTGGCAACGTTTAACCTTGCCAAGCGCGGGGCTATGAACGTTGTAGAATCTTTTGCGTTGCTATCCAATGCAATTCAAACAGGACTCACGGAAGGATTTGGCGCCGCCTTCGAGGTGATACAGACGGGCATGGCTCAAATGGTCAGCGACACCCTGGAAGTAGGCAAAGAGGTTTACGAAGGTTTTAAGGACGGCCTGAACAAGGCGCGCACGCGCGATCCAATCGAACTGGTGACCACCGAAGATATGGACAACGCAATGGACAAGTTCAAGAGCTTGTTCGACATTTTTTCGGGCGGCGGCGGTTCACCAATGCAGCAAATAGCGGAAGACAGCGAAGCAGCAATTAAACCCCTCAAGGCGCTCACGGTTCAAACGGCATCGTACAACAAAGAGTTGATTACGACGGGTCAAAACATTCCGTTTGTAGCCCAAGAAATGAAATGGTTTAGGCAGGAAATGGGCCTCATTTTGCATTTTAAAGAGGACATTGAAAACGCGCTGTACGGAATCGGTGAAGCCCTGGGCAACCTTGCTGCGGGCGCTGTGACTGGGGCGCATATATTGGGCCAAGCCATTGAGGGCATGGGTGCGTTTTTGAAGAAACTTGGAAAAAGCATGATTGCGCAAGCGGTTGCGATGAAAGAGTTTCAAAAAGCCTTGATTGGAAACCCAGTCAAGGCCGCCCTTGCTGGTGTGGCATTTGTTGCCGCGGGCGCCTTGGTTCAAAACCTCGGGCAAAAGTTTGCCGAGGGCCAAGTGGCATTGGCCAAAGGTGGTTTGGCGTACGGCCCAACAAGCGCAATTGTGGGTGATAACCCGAACGCGCGAATGGACCCCGAGGTTATCGCGCCATTGTCTAAATTGAAGGA